CTAAGACGGATTTTGAACTTTTTAAAGGAACTAGTTTCTCCGACTTGATGCAAGATATCTATCAGAATAGTAAGAAAAAAGAGCGTCAAATAAATACTTTAATACAAGAGCTTCGCCCAATGGTTAAGAACCTGGGCGATGCCACTGTTATTGTACCCTTGATCAAAGAGTACCTAGAAGTATCGGTTAAGAACGACGAGCACTTAGTGAAATTAGCTGCAGTTGTTCAACGATTAGTTTCTGCCACGACCCGTGCTAGTAACGAAGAAGGTGGCAATGAATTATTAATTACAGAAGAAGAAAAGCAGCAGCTACTAAGAGAAGCCGAAGCTGCTTTAGAGAAGATTGAAGAAGAGGCTAACAAATGATTGAAATCTGCGAAGTTGTAGATGTCGTAGGTATTTATGATTCCAATGTCAAAAAGCCTGACGGCTCAACATACCCAATTGGTACCATAAAAGTATCTGCCATCGGCTCAACAAATACTACAGGTATTCGTTTAGCTATTCCTGCATCAACAATTCGCAGAATTCCATTAAAGCATGAATTAGTAGCTTGTTTCAATGCACCGATTCTAGGTGCCAATGAAGGCCGGGTTGATACCGGCTTATATTATTTAGATCCGGTCAATATTCAAAACACGGTTCATATCAACGTGTTACCTGAAATGGCTAAGCCAGGCACGTTTCTAGGAGGTACTGGAACTAGTACAGCAAAAAACTATACATTAGCTAACAATACAATTGTACCAGAAAAGACTATCAAATTTGGAGAAGACTTTGTTGAAGCTGATAATGTGCAATTCATTCAGCCATATGAAGGTGATACATTACTAGAATCTAGATATGGAAGCTCTATTCGAATGGGCGGTTCATTTCCAAGATTAAAAACAAAGTATCAAGAACCTGCTCCATGGAAAAGTTCTGATCCCGGCGCGCCGATTATTGTACTCCGTAACGGTCGTCGTAACAATGTACGTGGCAATGTATTCATAGTTGAAAATCCTATAGATGATGCAAGTAGTATCTACTTGACAAGTACACAACGACTTTCAGCTTTACAAACATCACAACGAAATATAGGATTGGGAGTTACACCTATCACTGCTTTCAATTCTAGTCAAATAGCAGCATGGGCAGATCGGGTCATTATCAATGCGAAAACAGATTACATTGTTTTAAGTGCTGCTAAAAGTGTTAACATTGCAACGCCTAATTGGGCAGTTGATATGGATTCGTTTTTTACAATTGTAAGCAATTTGCTTCAACAAGTAACTCAATTGAATTCACAGGTAAGTGCTTTGAATACATCGTTAAACGCTTTTTCCGCTGCAAACTTAGTTACATATGGTACCTTGCCAATATTGGTTCCATTGGTTCCGGCTACCACTACATTACAAGCTGGATTAGCACCGGTTACATCTGGTTTATCTAGTATTACTACCCAATTAACAAAAATCACTACACAGTTAAAATCATTGGCACAATAAGAGTTCTAGGATATTTATTCTAAAAAGAACTCTATGGACGCTAAAAAATTTGCAAACATGTTGCGATCTGTTGTTAAAGAAGCAGTTCGTGATGTGGTACGTAATGAGTTGAGACAGGTTATAAGAGAAGAAATTGCTGGTAAACCGATTACCGAGACAAAGAAGACCCAGTTCAGTGCACCTGTATCAGCTAAACCAAAACCAAAGCCGGTAAAGCAATTTGTTAAGGATCCTTTTTTAAATGATATTCTTAACGAGACTCGAGGATTTTCCACTGCTGAAGCATATGGCTCCGGTACCGGTATGCCATCATTAGGTATGGATATTGATGAAATGTCATTTGATGTTGGCCAACCATCTGCGTTGCAAGGAATAAATGGAGAAGTGGTTGAAGTTAACAATGAACAAACTCAAGCAGTTGTTGAAGCAATGACACGAGATTATTCTGCATTGATGAAAGCTATTAACTCAAAGAAAGGTAATTAATGGCAATTGAAATACCATTAGTTAAACGAAAAACTACCAAAGATCGTGCTATTGGTATTCTGTTACCATTTAATGGAACAGCCGGCGGAAATACACTTTCTGTTAACAGCCAACGAATAGATAGAGTACCTAGTCAGAATTCTGGCGGGGTATTTGCACAAAGTTATACGACTGAAGAGCAGTCAATATCTAATTTAAAGAATCTAGTACTAACAAGAAGAGGTGAACGTTTATATCATCCAGACTTTGGTACTCGAGTTTATGATTATTTATTCGAACAAATTACAGAATCGACGTTCAATGATTTAAGAACTAGTTTACAAGAAGACATTGAATTTTGGTTACCTTATATTGTTATATCAGAAATACAAGTAGCAGATTTCAATGACCGATATGATGTAATGAATGGAATAACAATTTCAATTCGATTCAGAGTTACTCAACAAGGTTCCGAGCGTACAATCGTAGTTAAGTTTGGAGATTCCGCTACAATACAACAGGTAATATAATATGTCAGTGAAAAAAGATATACGATACATTAACAAAGATTTCTCTCAATTTCGAGAGTCATTGATTGCATTTGCAAAAAATTACTATCCTGCAACATATAATGACTTCAATGAAACCTCTCCTGGTATGATGTTCATTGAAATGGCATCTTATGTAGGGGACGTGTTATCTTTTTATACAGATACACAGTTACGTGAATCGTTATTGTCTCAAGTTGAAGAGCGTGGTAATTTATTGACATTGGCTAGTATTTTAGGAAGTAAACCTAGAAGCAAAACAGCTGCCAATGTTAAATTAGATGTATTCCAATTATTACCAGTTGTTGGATCCATGCCGGATTATTCCTATGCCTTATCCTTTGAACCAAATGCTCAGGTAACTGCGACAAATGGCAGAAGATACCGTACAATTGATTCTGTAGATTTTAGATTTTCGAGTAGCATAGATCCAACCGAAGTCACTGTATATCAAACTTCCGGCGGAGCTGTGCAATATTATTTATTAAAGAAACAAGTAGCCGCGGTTTCAGGAGAAATTAAAACGGCGAATTACACATTTAGTGATCCTAAGGCATATGATAAAATTGTATTGCCAGACACTGATGTACTAGAAATTATCGATGTGGTTGATAGTGATGGTAACATATGGTATGAAACACCGTATCTTGCTCAAGATACAATTGTGGATAGTATTCAAAATGTACCATTCAACGATCCACAGTTATCAACATATAGATCATCAGTTCCATACTTATTGAAGCTTCGTAGAACTCCGCGTAGATTTGTAACACGTTTACGTGAAGATGGATTATTGGAAATGCAATTTGGTGCGGGTGTAAGTAGTGATCGAGATGAAGAAATTATTCCGAATCCATTAAATGTTGGAATGGGTCTTACTTATTTCGCTAATTCTACAGATGCCTCTATTGATCCAAGTAATTTCTTGTACACAAAGACATATGGGTTAGCTCCTCAAAACACTACATTATCAATTAGATATACTATTGGCGGAGGTGTCGTTGACAATGTAGGCATCAATACTATCAATGAATTGACCCGTACATCTGTAAATTACAATAATGCCATTGAAACATTGGATCCGACAGTGTTAACTACGATTCAAAATTCATTGGTATTCAATAATGCGTTACCTGCAATTGGCGGAGCAGATGAGCGTGATATCGAAAGCATGCGTTTAGATGCCATGGCAAATTTTGCAACTCAAAATCGTATTGTAACAAAAGAAGATTACATTGTTAGAGCTTATGCGATGCCGGCCAAATTTGGTACGGTGCATAAAGCATATGTTGTACCAGATGATCAAATTCAAACAGCGAATCATGATACACGTATTCCAAATTCAATGGCCATCGATTTATATGTATTAGGATATGATGGTAATCGTAACTTAGTTGCATTGAATCAGGCTATCAAGGAAAATTTACGTAACTATCTTTCTCAATATAGAATGTTAACGGATGCCATTAATATTAAAGATGCCTTCATTATTAATTTTGGAATTGACTATGAAATTATAGTTAGGCCAAATTATAATGCATCTGAGGTGTTAGTGAAATGTACCAATTATTTGAAAAAGAAATTCGATGCGGATAAAATGCAAATAAATCAGCCATTGTTCATTTCAAATTTATATTCGGAACTAGATTCAATTGATGGTGTTCAAACCGTTGTGAATGTTACCTTTAAAAATTTATACGATTCTACCGCGGGTTATTCCAATAACATTTATAGTTTTGAAGCTGCTACTAAAAATGGAATAGTGTATCCGAGTTTAGATCCAGCTATTTTTGAAATCAAATATCCAAACCAAGACATAAGAGGCCGAGCCGTAGCCATTTAAGGAATAACATATGTACTATCACATTTATCCTGCAATTGATGCAACTATTTATCAGAGATATCCGGAACGAAATACCGGTATAGATCAGATACTGGAACTTACTAAGCTATCGGCTAATCAACCATATGGATTATACACACCGACTACCAATCAAAACTCTAGAATACTTATCAAGTTTGGTCTCAATGAAATTTCATCGTCAATTGTAGCTGGTACAATTCCAACATCGTCTCGATACTTTTTAAGAATGTGGGAAGCTGAAGGACAGGAATTAGCATATGAATACACATTAAATGCTCACCCAGTATCTCAATCTTGGTTTGTAGGAAATGGTGCGTATAATGATTCGCCTCAAAACACTAGCGGTGTAAGTTGGACATATCGTGATGGTAGTTCCATTGCCACGCCATGGTCATCTTCTGGGGGTGATTGGGTTACACGATTTGCGGCATCACAAAGCTTTTCATATGAAGTACCTGATATTAATATGGATGTTACTACTATCGTTAACAATTGGTTAAGTGGTAGTATTCCGAATCATGGATTTATCGTAAAACATACTGCGGCAGGTGAAACAAGTTTGGAAGTGTTAGGTTCATTAAAATTCTATAGCAAGGAAACCAATACTATCTATGTTCCTAGATTAGAAGTTAAATGGGACGATAGTGATTTATCCGGTACCGGTTCAATAAGCGAAATTTCAGACGTTTCAACATCTGTTTTATATCTTAAGAATTTGTTCTCTGAATATCGTGAATCTAGTATTGTTAAATTAAGAATGGCAGTTCGCCCAGAGTTTCCGATTAGAGCTTATGCAACATCATCTGTATATTTAACTGAATATCGTTTACCTGTTACATCTTATTACGCGGTTTATGATATTGTAACCAATGAACAAGTGATTCCATTTGATACTACCTATACTAAAATATCTTGTGATACTACCGGAAATTACATTACATTGCGAATGAATGCATTTATGCCAGAACGAATGTATCGAATTAGTTTCAAATCGATACAAGGTGGTAATACAATGATTTATGATAATGGTTATATGTTTAAAGTGATAAAATAATGGCACGTACGTTAGACGATAGAGTATTAGATAAACTTTTACCTGAATATACTGGATTTGTATCTAGGCCAGATGATATTGTCAAATCATTTGATGATTTCAGTACAGATACTATTCGTACTATACCTCGTGGAAGTGATGGTAAGATATACATTACTAATAAAACTGAAGATGCTACGGTACCCGTTGAATTGCAAGCAGCTCAACCAATTGATATAGCAAATTTCAATGAAGTACTTAACACCGAATTCACTTTTTTTGTCCCAGCTAGTAATTCATCTAGATTCGAGAATGGTACATTTTTACGTGAAGTAGTTGGTAATCTAGATCCACATGATAATAACTTTGTAGTATATTTCAAAGAGTCGAGATATATTCGAGAAATTCCAAATTATCAAACATTGGAAGTGATGTTATCAGAACGTGAGATTACCTATGATTCAATTGAAGTTGTTAATCGCGGTGAATTAGCCAATGAAAAGATTGGATTTATCTTAGCTGACCGCAGCAATGAATATGATAACATTATTCGATACAAATCGGGGTACCGTCCATTAGCCAAACGATCACAAACCATACAAGAAAAATTCACTGAGAAGTTTGAGGGTAAATTAGTTTCATGGGGATTTTCTGTACCTGATACAATGCGGGTGTTAATTCGTGGTGTTTGGAGGCCATTGTTTATCCGTAATACGACATGGAACGGTTCACAGTTAGGAGCCGATCAATTTGCTAACATGTTAAGTGTGATCCAATTATATTCTCAGATTAATGGATTACCGAGTTTTGATATTGATGGATTATTAGGAACACCAATTATATCAATCGAAGGTCAATTAGCGCTGATCAGTGATACCCGCCCACCCCAAGAAGCTGGAATAACTGGTCCACGAGCTATTTCATATACCGAATTGAATAATATATTCGCTGCAGGTCGTAGCGGTAATATTTCATATGCAAATTTGTTATCATATACATATGACCTTGAAAAAATAAGAAAAATAACATACCCAGAAATTGGTTCAGGTGGGGCTTGGGGATATCTTCCGTATGATGATACAATATTGAGCGTTGAAGAATACCGGGATTATCTAGCAGAAGGAGATCAATTCGATAAAGATTGGTTGAAACCGTATGAACCGATTGGCTCGTTGGCGTATTTTAATACTGCGATAAATTTACAATCACCATTACAAGTTAAAATTAATGCAGCAGTGGATAGGCTAAACGGAATTCAAGTTCCTAAAATAACTAATCCAAATACTCCAAAAATACAGATTCAATCACCAGGTACCCCAACTGCTGCTGTTGTTGAGGATAACACGACTATCTCTGCCAGCTGATACGTATAAAAGTACAGGTTCTAACGGCCTTCATATTTATATGAAAGAGCTCAATGTCGTTAAGTAGATATAAAAATATCAATGAAATTCTTGCTTCACAAAAGCCTAGCTACGCCGTAAATTATGACGAGCGAGATTTGCAATTACTGAAGTTAGATGTACTTTATCCTAATTTACCGCAAGGAGATACTCGATTTAATAGTGCTTTAGAAATTCATATCTATGATACACTGGGCAACTATTTAGATAGTCAACATGAATTAGATTATCATGCTTATTTTCAGAACAATGAAAATATTGTGCAATTTGATGTACGTAAAGCATTTGATCTTTTCAATATACGTAGAGGCAATTTTCTTTTTGCGTTAAACTATCACAGAAACATATTAGGAAGTTCTTACACAAAGCCAGTATACATTGATAGCATTTCACCTGACCGTACTGAGCTACGAATTGCATTTCGTTATTCTGCTACAGAATATCGAGAAGTATTGGAACAACGTAAATCTAGATTAGATCGAACATTAGATGTTGAAATTGCAGATCTACAATTATCTATTACAAGAGACATTGGTAGCATTGCTCTTAATTTTGGTGAAAATAGAATAATTCGTATCACCAATGCTCGTATCGAATCTGATTACATTTACATCAAATTATATGAGGCATTGCCTTTTGATTTAGATGAGAAGGATATATTTTGGATTGTACAAGAATTAACGGATTCGTATTTAGATTTTGTTAATTTTGACTTTATTGCAGAACCTCCTACCGGAAATGCGATTCGCCCGGCTAATTTTGATTTAGATCTTCAAGGTATCGGTAGCGTAGAAACTAGTTTTCAGACTTGGAATGATTTACTTACCACGAATACCGGTACCAGTCAAAAGATTTTAGATACTTTATTTTCTGGATCTGAGTCAATGATTAATCTTGGAATCGATTACACGGCATTTGATAATTTTGTAAATTATAGTTCGGCTCAAGAACGCATTGAAAACTTTTACTATAAATTACAACTAGTAGAATATTACGATGGATTAAGTGGTAGTTTATCAAGAGTATCTGGTGATACTGCTAATAACGTTGTATTGAATCAGACTAGACGAGATGCTGTAGTTTCTTCATTTGATGCCTTTGAACGTTGGTTATATTTTGAACCTACATCAAGTTTATTTACTCATGGCGTTTCTGGTTCTTTTATCGGAGCTGAAGGTTATGCTGTAACTCCATGGCCAAAATATGTAGCTAATGGAAGATATGTTAATCATCATTCAACTTCATCATTGGGATTGGCCTGGTACAATGGATTTGTTGCAACTGCATCGCTATTTGATGAACAGAATAACAATGCTTTAGTAAAAACTATTCCAGAACATATACGAATCGATGAGAACAATGACCAATATGTGTTATTTGTTAACATGATAGGTCATCACTTTGATTTGATTTGGACATATATCAATCATCTTTCAAAAGTTTATAGTAAAGAAGAGCATCCAGCATTAGGTGTACCGAAAGATTTGCTTTATAGTGTTGCATCTAGTATGGGATGGAATCTTGTTAACGGTAAACAAGCTTCTTCTTTATGGAGATATAAACTTGGTACCGATGAAAATACTCGATACAATTCGACAGGTACATTGCATAGCAAATCTGATGAAGATATCACTACCGAAGTTTGGCGTCGTATTGTAAATAACCTACCATATCTTTTAAAAACAAAAGGTACGGAACGTAGTATCAAAGCTTTGATGTCTACATACGGTATTCCTCAAACTTTGATATCCATTAAAGAATATGGCGGCCCAGCAATTTCAACCACTGATCCAGATTTAATTACTGATGAATTTTATTATGCATTGCAATTTGATGGTACCGCTGGTACATTTCAGATTCCACGTGGATATGTAAGTTATAATGGAACAACCCGTCCACCTGATACTATTGAGTTTAGATTTAAACCTGAACGCACTGCTGATAGCGGATCCACTAGAAATATTTTATCTTTTAGATCTGGTTCATCAACTGGGGCAACCGGTTGGGCGATTAACTATGTAGCTACTAGTTCTTATCAAGGTTCATTGGATTATGGTAAGGTTACACTTAGTTTCCGAACGTCTGCAAAGAGTTATACAGTGTCATCCTCATTAATACCGATATTCGATGGAGATTTTTACAATGTAAGACTTTTTAGTAGTACGCCGTTAACAGCATCAGCTTATAGCAGTGAACCATTTTTACAATTAGATGTACAAAAAGCAGCGGATCATATAAAAGGTAAAATTTTACATGAGGCATCTGCTACATTATATCTAAGTCAATTCACTGCATCTGCTAACAATTATTCTGCAGTGACTGGTTCATGGAGTACTTCCGGAAGCGCTGGATACATCCAAGTGGGAGGCACCGGTACCGGATTGTTATCAGGTATCAATTCTTTCTCCGGGTCATTCCAAGGTTACAAAGAGTATATGGAAATTATCAGCGATGATATTTTCGATCAACATACTCTCAATCCTACTAGTTACGCTGCGAATAATCCTACCGGTTCATATTTTACATTGTATCGTTATTTTCCGTTAGGATTGGATCAACGTAGATTTAATCATAACAGTACTACAATAATATCAAGTTCACATCCGAATCAATCGTTTGGTGTATTGACTGGTTCCTTTAGTAGTTGGACATCACCTGCAAGTGGTTATAGTTACGATTCTGATGAAGAGACGTATTACATGTATGGTCCTCAAATTGTGGGTACCAATGTAAGATCTCAAAAAATTAGATTTGATACCAATACCATTGTCAATGGATTGGCACCTGATGCAAGATCTGAACGTAGTGTATTTGACAATGCTCCTTTAGATAGTAACAAAGTGCAAGTGGCATTCTCTTATCAAGATCAAATATCCAAAGACATTTACAACCATATGGGTCGAATTAATTTGGATACTTATTTTGGTTTACCATTAGACGAATTTCAACCTGAATATACTACATTACGCAATTTCGCTACCAAATATTGGCAGAAATATCGTTATTCAAATGATGTAAATGATTTTATAAGAGTATTTTCATTGTTCGATTTCGCGTTTTTCGAGTCATTGAAAAACTTAATGCCGGCCCGTGTTAATTTAGTATCTGGTATAGTAATTGAACCTGGTATCTTAGAACGTAGTAAAGTGCAAGTAACTCGTAGACCAGAAGTAACTAGGCCACAATATGAAGTTGTATTATATCCGGTATCACAATCGTTAGGAGCCGAATATACAAATTACGAAGGAATTGTATCAGCTTCTAGTGATATTCAAGTACTTGGAGAAAGTTATTACAATACAGGTACCGATGTTTATGAAGGTTCATATTTCGATACCATTCCAGCTACCTCCGATCCATTTGCCGCATCAGAGTATAAACATATCAGTTTAATTCGTAGTGGTAGTGGTATTGTTCGTGGATGGATAACATCGTCAAATCATCCTTTAGAATATTCACCCACCGGTAGTACCATCTTAGATTCTAGAAAATCATATTTGTGGGACAAGGTAATTTATCATTATGGTTCTCGATTAATATCTAGTTCTAAACAAAGTACACGAGCATATCAACTACAAAAAGCAGCATCAGCATCATTAGGAATGTATTACAGTCGAAGTTTAGCAGTAGCTGATTATCATGATGATGAATTTGCTGGAAGTGCCAATGCATTTTATCTAGGAAGTAAATTAACTGGTCCGGATTTCAATATTCCAACTACCAATACTATCGATGGCGGCCCGGTAGTTGAATTCTATGAAACTAATCCAAATCAAATAATTGCTACCTCCTTAACAAAAGATGGCAATTTACGTATCGAATAATATTTATTGAAAAGATAGTCTACTATGGGATATTTAGATAATTCATCAATAACAGTTGATGCAATTTTAACAAAAAAGGGACGTGAACTTTTAGCCCGTGGACGAGATGAGTTCCGTATTACCCAATTCGCTTTATCTGATGATGAAGTTGATTATAATTTATGGAATGCAGATCATCCACTAGGTACTGCATATTATGGTGTTGTAATTGAAAATATGCCGGTAACAGAAGCAGTGCCTGATGAAACTCAAGTATTGAAATACAAGCTTGTAACATTACCAAAAGATACAGTACGTATTCCAGTTGTAAGTGTTGGCTCAACTAGCATTACATTGGCCCGCGGCGGGGTTGCTACCATTGCACCGACTACATTGAATTTCCCTAACGGAAATACTAGTTTCGGTTATACGGCAATTCTTTCCGATTCTGACATTGCTACTATCGAAGTAATTCGTACTGCGCCAAATGCAGCTGTAGCATCTGTACCTGCATTTATTGGTGATAATGAAGCTAGCCAAACCGTTGCGGTAACAGGACTAGAATTCCGTATCACTGCAAAATCACAACCGCTCGCTGATAAACAAGCTACCATTGTAATTATTGGTAATGAAACCGGCGGCCGTGTAACTCTTAATTTAACAGTAACTAAAAATAATTTGATAGCATAATGCCAACCTTAAGTGAAATTTTAAACGAATTAAATAGTACCTCTGGGGTAGCTGGTGCTGCGTCTAGAGCATTGGCAAGTGCACGTGCTAGTGCCAATCCTGGAGTAGGACAAGCCGGCGGAGCGGCTACAGTAGCAGCTACCGGTACTGATTTAACATTGGAAGTGGAATTAGATCGCAGAGCAAGAGCATTGGCGGATGAGATTATTCGTCAACGTGATGCAGCTGCTCGTTTGGCCTCATTTGGTCGTATCTTTACTCAATTCCAAGAAGGCGATGTTGTTGCCAATCAACAAGAGACAGTAACTAAAGGAATCTTTTCTGGAGATATTGGATCATTGACCACATTCTTTAGTTCATCGACACAGACAAGTACACAGAAACGTTATTATTATGAGGTGTTTCAATCCGCATCAACTGCAGTAGGAGCCGCGCCTCAATTCGCTGTATCATATGGCCATAGATTAGGTTCTGGGTCTGCAGATGAAGGTGGGCAAGTAAATGACACCCCGACAAAAGCAATTTATTCTCAATATCGTTTAATTTTATTGGAACCAAATGACGAGAAGTTTTCGATTGGCGGTGTTGATACTGATGAAATTTATATTATCAATTTCAATCGTGCTAGAATGCGTGAGCGTTTAGATGAAGGAAATATTGAAATTAATATCGCCCCATTAAGCGGTTCTGGATTTACAAATTTAACACATACCGGATCAAATGTTCGAATCGATTTCAGTGCCGGAGCAAAAAAACCTGTACGATTAATCGATGATTCATCTATTGCAAATGCAACAGTTGGCCAATCTGGTAAAAAATATAATATTGTATCTGGTTCAATTGAATATGGTGTACATAATTCATCGGCACCCCATTACTATGGTTTGTTATATCCTCAAATGGGTATTGCAATATTAGATGCTAATAGATTAGATTTGAGTTCATCATTTAACACAGTTACTGGTTCAGAAGTAGCAGGTGATAATGCATTTAAACTATTCGTTGCCATGTCAGGAGCAGCTGCCACCTTTACAGATGCTAGTGGTGATAAATTGGCTTTAGCGGCTCGTAACTCAGAACAAGTTAAATCGACTCATTACTTTGTTCGAGTAAAGAACGGTGAATATAACTTCTCAAACAATCCTACATTTGTTACCGGTTCAAACGGTGATATCAATCAACCAACATTTATCAAAGATCCAAAGACATATGTTACAACCGTAGGTCTTTATAACGATCGTCAGGAAATGTTAGCCGTAGCAAAATTAAGTAAACCATTACTAAAAAGCTTTACTCGTGAAGCACTTATTAAGGTTAAGCTAGACTTCTAATAACATGATATGCCTCAACCATCAGTATTCAAAAGAATCAAAAATGGCGACTATCAAGTTCGTAAGGCATATGCCAACCCGGACTTTGTCGTAACATCTACTGGAGCCAGTGGAAGTGGTTACGGTGTCCGACAGGCATTGTTCATGTACAATACTCCTGCGTTAGGCACATTTAAAGTAGATAATGATCCTACCAATTCATATGACGGATCTTATCAATCTGTAATTTGGCGTAGCGTCGATCATATGTACTACAAATATCCATATGATCCGGCAAATACATTCGAGCATTACGGTAGAGAAACTATAAAAAATCTGTACCGTAGTGCTAGTATTGTTACGGTACCATATGCATATAAAGGAGAACGTATCGAACCAGGCAGTGTAATAATTACCGGATCTGGTGTACATTTTCGTGACGATGTAAATGGTAATTTATTTGATTATTCTACAGCCTCATTTCATACTATCACTGCATCAAACATTGCACATTTAAGTTTTAATAATGTTTTCCGTTCATATGCAACAACGAATATCAATGGACCATATTATTATAACAGCGATACATTTGATAGTAGTATACGCCCTGCCACAATAAACAATAGCGTATTAACTGGATCTTATTTATTCGGTGCCAATCATACCGGCGAGGCTTTATGTTTTCCTAATTCCGATTCATATTTACGTATACCAAATTCTCCAGAGTTTGTATTTGATAAAAATAAAGACTTTGCAATTTCATTTTGGGTAAAGTTTGATGGAATGGGTACGACCACTACTAATAATGGATTAGGATCAGTTTCTGATCTTGGCGATTTGCCATTCTTTAGTAAAGATTTTATACGTAGCGAAGCGTACCTTGATAGAAGAGCGGCTAGGACATATACACGAGATGCATATTCAACTAGTTGGGATGATAGAAATAGATTTCCATGGAAATTTTGTGTTTCATCATCATATAATGGACCGGATTTCGTATACCATATCACTACTAAACGAAGCGATGGCACGACACCAATTAAATTAACAAGTCCGGCTATTACATTGCCTAACATTCAAACATGGAATTGGGTAAGCTTTGTAAAAAATGGATCCACGTTAAGCTTATACGTTAACAATCCATCAACACCTGTTGCAACAGCTACTGATACTTTATCTGTTAATCCAACTACCGACTATGATATCTTTATCGGTAAAAAATTAAATAGCGCTGGTACTTTAACATTGCCTACATTTAACATTGCAGAAGCACATATATACAATTCAGCTATCGCAAATCGCGATTTGATAGATTTATATTCCGGAAGTTTAGGTACACGAGTTATTGGTAACGTGTTTTATCGTCATGGACAGGTAGTGATATCACCTATGAAAAACTATTTGTTACAGAATTTCAATGCCAATGCATGGACCATGACATATCAAGGTACTCATGCTATCTACGAAAATGAAGTATTGGTACGAGTACCAAAAGATGAATTCAATTTAACATTTAATCCTACGGCAGTTAATTCATCAGAAGATCCTACATTGAAAGCTGCATTTACAGGTAGTAACAATCAAGACTCTTCCGGAAGTTTAACACCGTATATTACAACCATTGGGTTATATAATGATAAGCTAGAATTACTAGCAGTTGCAAAATTAGGTCAAGCTGTGCAAAAGCGTGACGATATAGATATGAACTTTGTAATACGTTGGGACATATGAGTTGGAAATCAAGAAGTAAGATTAGGTCAAAGGCCAAAGAAAATGGTTTCAAAAGTGGTTTTGAAAATAAAATTGCAGAACAACTAGAAACAAAAGGTATCAAGGCAAATGATATTTATGAAATTGAAAAAGTTAAGTATACCGTTCCTGCTTCTTTGCATACGTATACAGTCGATTGGAAGTTACCTAATGGTATTTTAGTTGAAACTAAAGGCCGTTGGACATTAGCGGATCGTAAAAAACATTTACTAGTACATGAACAATTCCCAAATTTGGATTTGCGGATAGTGTTTCAATCTGCTAAAACAAAAATATCAAAGAACAGTAAAACCACGTATGCTGATTGGTGTGATAAACATGGCATAAAATGGGCAGATAAACAAATTCCGGCCGAATGGTTTGGAGAATAGACATTTTGTACATATATTTAGCCAATGGCTAATTTACAATTACGACAATTAGTAGACTCTGTTTTAGGTAGAGGCAAGCAGACCTCCGGTGATAACATTGCATATACATGCCCTTTCTGTCATCATCATAAGCCAAAACTAGAAGTGAATCTATCAACCTATCATTGGCATTGTTGGGTATGCAATCAAGCTGGTCGTAAGTTAGTAACTTTATTTAAACGGTTAAGTGTTGATAAAGTTAAAATGACCAAGCTATTTGATTTAATTGAAGAGCATGCTCCAAAAAGAACTATTGTCAATGAATCGACCCATTGTAGATTGCCAGATGAGTATAAACCACTTTGGATTGAAAATAGACAATCGCCAGAATTCCGTAACGCATTTGCTTATCTAATTAAACGAGGAGTGACTGTTTATGACATGTTAAAGTATCGTATTGGATATTGCGATTCGGGTGAATATTCCGGAAAGGTTATTGTACCAAGTTATGACAATAACGGCTTTATCAATTATTTCGTTAGTAGAGCCTATTATGAGAACGATACACGTAAGTATAAGAACCCTCAGGTATCAAAGAATATCATCGGCTTTGAATTGTTTATTAATTGGAATTTGCCGGTGGTATTGGTTGAA